TTTGTGAAGTGTTATGCTAATATTTAGTTAGAAACATAAAAAACACGATTTATTCGTGGTTTAACTTAAAAAAAAACGTTGGGGGGGGGGAAAATGCTTATACTAAACTTTTATCACGCAAACAAAGAAAACATAGGAACAATATTTATAAGCAGAGAACAAGTAAAACTAATAGAAGTAAACAAAGAAGAGCTTGTGATAGAATTTTACGATATGGAAGAATTATATTTTTCTATAAGGTCAATGGAAGAAATAAAAGAAAAAGTAAAAAAATATATGTTATCAGAAACAACTATTTTTGAACTAGAAGTATTTGTAAAAAAAGAACTTGGGGAAGAAATAGATAAAATATTTTTAAAAAGTGGTGATACCAAATGGAAAATGAAATAACAATGATAATATCCCACGAAAAAGCAGGACAATTATTTAATGACTTTGAAGAATTAATCTTTAAACCTGAGTTTTATAATTCAAACGCATCTGAAATGGAAGAATACATCGAACAATACTATCCTGAATTTAACGAACAAATGGGAGGATACAAAAGGCAAGGGATAAAGAGGATGATGAAAATTTTAGAATCAATATCCTTTGGCTCGTTTGTAGAAACAGCGATGGGAGCGAACAGGATAGATTGCATAACGGCACAGGAAATTTTAAAAAGAGGGAAAGAAGAAATAAATATACCCCATAGCCCTTACGGCATGTTTATGCGTGGGATAATGACAGCACAAAAACAGGCGGAGCTATTTTACCTAAGGAACATGGCAGCATTAAGTGCTTCTAAAAACTTTAATGCGACAGAATACATGTTAAGGCTAATAAATCCGGAAAGATACGGAGAAAAAACAAAAGTAAAAACCAACGGTCAAATTAAAGTATCGCTTTCGATAAATGGTTTAACAAAGAATGGTGAGTGATAAATGGAACAAGTGAATTTAGAAATAGACGAAGAAGTATTCAACAAAGTATACTTACCGTACATAAAAACAAACACAAGATACGAATTATTTTATGGTGGTGCCGGAAGCGGAAAAAGTGCATTTGTTGCACAAAAACTGGTATTAAAACACATGACGGAGAAGAACAGGAAAACGCTGATAGTGAGGAAAGTGAAGAGCACGCTGAGGAACTCAGTATTTCCGGAAATAATATTTTGGATAAAATACTTTAGAGTAGAAGATTTTTTTACGATACCATCAGGTAAAGGAAACTCACTAGATATAGAAGGGCCCAACGGGAACAAATTTATATTTACCGGATTAGATAATGTAGAAAAATTAAAATCGATAAGCGGAATAACAGACATGTGGATTGAAGAAGCGACGGAGCTTGAACAAAAAGATTTTCAACAATTAGATCTGAGAATCAGAGGCCAGGATGCAAACAAACAATTTATATTAACGTTCAATCCGACGGATTCAAATCATTGGATAAAAAAGTTTTTTTTTGACAGTCAAATGAAAAACACAACGATATTAAGGACGACACATTTAGACAACAAATTTTTAGATGAAGAGTCACGAGAAAATTTAGAGAAATACATAACAATAGATCAAACATGGTATAATATATATGCCCTTGGAGAATGGGGAATATTATCTGATTTAATATATAACAATTTTACCATGAAAGAATTTGACAATGATGAAAAGAAGTTTGATAAAATATTAGTAGGAATAGATTTTGGGTACAATCATCCAAGCGCGATGGTAAAAGTTGGTATAAATAAAGATTTCAAAAAAACGAGAGAGCTATTTATAATAGACAACATAAAGAAATCAAAACTAACAACACAAATGTTTGGGGAAGAATTACGAAGTAAAGTAAAAAAGAAACAAGAAATAATAGCTGATAGTGCCAGCCCGGGTTCAATAGAGGAATTAAAACGACTGGGATTTAATGTTCACGGTGCCAAAAAAGGAGCAAACAGTGTAAAAAGTGGAATAGATTGGCTCAAGAACTTCAAAATAATAGTTCATCCTGATTGCATAGAAACCTACAACGAGTTTAAAACGTACCGTTGGAAAAAAGGAGATGATGGTAAGCCATTAGATATACCAGTTGAAATAAACGACGACTGTATGGATGCGTTGCGGTATGCGGTAGAACCGATGAGGCAAGGGATGAAAGCAAAAGTAAAAAAAATATACTATTAAGGCGGTGCTAGAGAAATGGCGTATACAGTGAATACCAATTTATGGAGGTTATATAGAAATACAGAAACTGACAAAGAGTATTACCGTATAGAAAGGAATTTGGCGAAAACAATAAAAATAGGTCACAATCCTGTACCTGATATAATAGATACGGATATATCTTTAATAGGGAAAAAGATGACGATAAGAACAGGAAAAGACTTAGAAAAGATAACAGAAGAAATAACAAAAAATTATAATTTTGCGTTTAATTTAACACAAATAAGGAAAAACATGCTAATAGATGGAATAACTTGGTGTGAAGTAGCGTTAGTGACAAATGGATTATATGAAGATTATTTGTTAATAACACCGATAAACCTATCACAAGTAAGACAGGTAAAATATAATTATTTAAACGAAATAGTATTGATAACATTTCAAATTAAAAGAGATAACAGTACAATAACAAAGACATATAAAATAAATGAAAAAGGTTTTGTATTATTAGAGTATCAAACAGAAAGCGGAGAAAAAAAGGTACAAGAAATGATGATGAAGAAGGTACCAGTAGCTGAATACATATTTTACAGAACAGATGATACAAATAACGTATCAAGAATAGCCGGGGTAGAAACCTTAATAGACGAAATAAACATACATAAAAGCCAGCTAAACGGGGTATTTGATATACATGCAGAGCCTGTAGCTTATGGTTCAGCATCGTTAAACGAAGATTATGATGAAACTGAAGACAATATTCAAGAGGCAAAAGTGGTAGATATAAACAGAAGATTTTACAAATATATATCAGTGCCTGAAAATTCAGAAATGAAATTTTTAGAAATGCAAGGAAATATAGCAAGATTACTAAAAGAAAAGATAAACGAAGAAGAAAATTCATTTTCTTTATCATATCCAGAATTACTTATGAACAGATTAATGGGAGGAGGAGCAGATTCAGGATATGCTGTATTTTTAAAATTATCTGGATTAGACAATATAATAAACAAATTGCGGGATGCAGAAAAAAATTTTTTATCAGAACTGTTTGACATAGCGTGCCAGTTAAAAGCTGTACCGTTTTCTGGAATAACGATAAAATATGGTGATATAGCATCATATAACAATTTAGACAGAGGAAATTTAATAATATCATTGGTATCCAATGCGCTTTTAGACATGAAAACAGGATATAAACTTGTGGGAGAAATGCTAGAAGAAGATCCAAAAGAAATTGAAACAAATCTACAAAAAGGATACGATTTTCAAAAACAAAATTATACAAAGACAAAAGATTTAAGTCAAAAAAATATAGAAACCAATCCAAAACAAATATAGAAAAATGCTTGACAAAAAGGAAAAGATATGTTAAAATAAAATTGAGAATGATTATGGATATTTTGCCATCCATTCCTCCCCCTTGTTTATAAAACGGATGGATTTTCCCTTTTTTCCATCCGTTTCTTTTTTTTTAAAAAATATAAAAATATTAGGACGGTGTTATAATGTCAGAAGAAAAAAAGGTAACTGGAACTGAGACAGAAGAAAAAACTCAGGTACAGGGACAACCAGCGCCAGAAATTAAAACATACACAAAAGAAGAATTAGACAGAGCTATTCAAAGTGCTGTAGAAACTAACATGAAAAAGATGCAAAAACAGTTTATATCATTGCTAGGAGAAACAGGAAAAGAAGACCAGAAGAAAAATCTCGGAACTGATGAAATAATAAATCAGGTACGAGACGAGATAGAAACGATGAAACAGCAGTTAAGGAAGTCTCAGATAGAAAGAAAAGTAATAGAAACCTTTGCTGCAGAAAAAATACCAGTAAACATGATGAAATTTTTTAAAGTAGAAGATAATGAGGAGTCGCCGGATATAGAAACGCAGGTAAAAATGTTTAAAAACACCTTAGAAGCATGGGTAAGCGATACAATAAAAAAGAATAATACAACAACAGTAACAGGTACAAAAGAAGTAGATTTGAAATCTGAAGAAAGTAGATTAGAAAGTATTAAGAAAGACATAGATAAGATAGTAACAAATGGACAAACAGGAAGAAAGAAATTTTTTGAACAATAAGGAGGCGTTCAAACAATGCCATATACCAGAATATATGATAGTTCTCAGCCATTTATATTGGATATTCACCATCAGCTAGGACAGCCCGGGACATTAGATCAGAGCTTATGGTCCGGAGTAACCTATGCAAAGGCGGGAACGGTGGTTGGGAAAGTAACATCAAGCGGGAAATACGGACCTTATGATCATAGTGCTTCAGATGGCAGAGAATTTGCTGTTGGAATATTAAAAAGCAATGTACCTTTTACTGTAGATAGTGGGAATGTAAGAATGGACGGGGTAGGAGATATACTTATACAGGGAAGAGTTGATAAGACAAGGCTTACGGGATATGATTCATATGTTGATGCTATGCTTCCTCTGATAACATTTGAGCCGAAAGCAAATCCATCAGCAGTGATAACTATACTTGAACAGCCAGCGGCTATGTCAATGATAAATGTTGGAAGTGAAGGCAACCTATATACAGAAGCAACGACTACACTTGGAACGCTGACATACCAGTGGAAAACAAACAGTTCAGCATCAACAGAAGGAGCATCAGATGTAGCAGGAGCAACGACTGGGACGCTTACAATTCCGACAAGTCTTACAGCAGGAACATACTATTATTATTGTGCGATAACAGCTAAAGGGGTAACAGTAAATACAAGATTTGCAAAGGTAGTTGTAGTAAATGCGACAATAACCGTTCTTGAACAGCCAGCGACAGAAACTGTAGTAACAGCTGGTTCGATAACAGGTTCATTGTTTGCAGAAGCATCGGCATCATTTGGAAGCATAAGCTACCAGTGGAAAACAAACAGTTCAGCATCAACAGAAGGAGCATCAGATGTATCAGGAGCAACGACTGGGACGCTTACAATTCCGATAAGTCTTATAGCAGGAACATATTATTACTACTGTGTATTTACAGCCGGAGAAACAGTTGTAAATTCAAGATTTGCAAAAGTAGTAGTATCATAAAGAGGTGAAAAATAATGGCTGTTAATTACTCATTAGAGGATTTTCTTAAAGGAAGAGTTACACAATATTACATAGAAAAGCTTACATCGTCAAATGCGCTTACACCATATATGCTAGAAGATTTATTTCCATATAACAAAGTAGATAATCTTGAATTTGAAACGATATTTTCTAAAGAAAATTACCCTGTATCAGCAACATTTACAGGATTTGATGGTGGCGGAAAATTTATAGGAAGGGATAGTTTAAAGAAGTTTGTTGATGTTCTTAGACCTATAAAAATAACAAGGCCATTAAATGGAGAATTGCTTGTATTATGGAAAAACACAAAAGCAGATCAGCTTTTAGTAAATCCTTTGTTTGATGATATTAAGGCGGTATATGATGGTGTAAGGATAAGAACAGAAAGAATGAGAGCTGAAGTAATACAGACAGGAAAAATAGAAACGAATGAAAACGGAATAAAGTTTTCTGTTGATTACGAAGTTCCAGAATCACATAAAGTTGTTCATGATGGAAGTGTAAATAGATATTGGAGTGATCCAGAAAGTAAACCATTGGATGACATGAAC